GCCAAAGGAATACCACCATAGCCAATAGCTCTTGAGTAGACATTGTCTGCCTTCATCAATGCACCTGTGACTGAAGGTTGGTCTGGTAACCACTCTCCGAAACTTATTCGCTGATTTGCCATTGTTCTGTTCCATTAGATACAGAAGCCCATACATTAGAGCTTACTGATTTGTCTGTCCAAGATTCATTGTTTGCTGATACTGTAGTCCAGTTAGGATTCTCAGGTGTCTCAGGAGTCCAAGATTCGTTACCTATTGGGTCTAAGCTCCAATTATCACCTAGTCTATTGCCTAAACAGAATACATTAGCTGTGCTACTAATTGAGCCTGATGAGCTAAATACTGCATTTGCTGATACTGATACTGTCGCAATGCTTCTAATCTCTGCATTGCCTGAGTATTCAACACCACCCAATGCTGTAACTGTTGATAGTCCATTGATTGCTCCAGTTGATGTTCTTACCCTGATAGAGTCAGCAGAAACAGCACCACTAGCTGAAATTGCACCAGAACTCTCTAAAACCCTAGCACCATTACATGAAACCACCGCAGAGCTACTAATTGCACCTGCACCGCTGTAGATGCGGAATCCGCTTGCTAAAACAGTCGCTGTTGAGTTTACTGAGCCTGTGGTAGTCCTGACCCTAATTGAGCCACTTGATACGGTTGTAGAGCCTGTAATAGAGCCTGAGCCACTATAGATAGCATAAGCATTAGATTCTAGTGTTCCATTGCCTGTAATTGAGCCACTAAAGAACACAATCCGACTTGGGCTTGCAGTAACAGTAGCTTCTGAGCTAACTGCACCAACACCAAATCTTTCTCTGCTTGCAAGGGCTGATACCGTAGCATCAGATGTAATACTTGCAGGGTTTACAAAATAAACGGTGACAGAGCCATTCCATAACTCGCTATCTAAAGACAAGTTTATATTGTCAATAGAACCTAGACCGTCTAGTGCTTCTAGAGTCCAAGTACCTGTTACTCTGTCATCATACCAGTCTAAGTCTAGAGAATAGGGTAAATCATCTAGACTTCCAAACTGGTCTAACTGCTCTAGAGTTAGCATTAAGCCAAGGTAACAGACAAGTTACCGCTAGAGATTTTGAAAATATCGCCAGTCGCAATGGCTTTGCTTGTGTCCAATGCTGTGTGGAATAGCAAGTTACCAGAGCTAGAAGCATCATGGATACCAATATGAGTTACAGTACCCCAGTTGTCTGTAGCTTGTGGGAACTCAACCGCAGCAGAGTTTGTGGTTACACCGTTAGATGGTGAGCCAAAAGTCACAGCAGTACGAGCATAAGAGCCACCTGATACTTCTGTACCTGAGCCTGCATCTGTAGGGTCAGAAGTAAACAAGCCTACATAAACTGTCGCTGGGCTTGTATAAGATGTATTGCGTAGAACAGCGTTGATAACTGCGTTCTCTAGGTAGTTTGACATTTCAGCCATGATTATTCCTTATCTGCTTGTTAATTTCATTACGATTGGCACTCCAGAATACTCTGAGCCTTCGTCTGATTCATTGATATTGTTTACTGCTCTGTCGTACATACTAATCCACATCTGCACTCTGGCATCATTGATTAGGTATGGTTCTGCTTCAGCCAATGAGCCATATAGCAAGGCATCAAAGTAATTGGCTAAAAAGACATTGCTTGAGTTGTTGTCTGACAATACAGGTGGCTTGGCATAGTAGAGAATCTCTAGTGTGTAAGTGCCATCTGCTACTGGAGCAAACATGAACTCTGAAGCTAATACTGTGTAATAAACTGGCTTGCCAGACTCATCTGCCCTAGCATCTCTTGTGAAGGCACTAGGTGACAGATAAGATACAGGCACTCTGGGATTACCCTGAATATATAAATCTCGCACTTCTAAGAAGTCTGTCGGCAAGGCAATCTTGGAATCACCGCCTGTCATAGAAGTCGTAGCTGACTTTAACATTTGACGAGTTCTCAATTCTCTTGCAAGACGAGTCTCAGCCAATCGGATGAAGTCAGGAATCTGAGTAGTCAAATCTGACCGACCAAGGTAGTTAGCTACCGTAGTCTTTAAGTCCGAATATGATGTAAAAGCCATAATTAATCCATTTCTATATTATGCCAACCGTATTGATAAGTACCAATATGCTTAATTTCTTGGGATAAGTCGTGGTCTACATAAGTCTTAAAGCCAATGTCAGCCGACTTAATGCAGAAGTAAATATCCTCGCCAAGAATCTTACCTTGAGGTAATTGCTCAAAGTAGAACCAAGGCTTCTCTAAATCTTTAAATACACAGGCATCAATCAGCATAACTCCACAGCCAATGCCATCAACCACTTCTATTCCTGTCTTGCCCTTAGAAAATACTGGATGCCATACCACATGGTCATCATTCACTTCCAAGGTCTTTGCTGTAGGTTTTACAGGTTCGCTTCTAGTTGTTGCATTGACTCCGACTATCGCCTTGTTATGTCCGATAAGTCTAATCAATGAGTCTTTAGGAAATCTCATGTCTGCATCAATAAACAGGACATGGGTGCATCCATCATCTAGAGCTGATTGAACCATATTGTTTCTTTGGTCAAATATCAAAGTACCCATAGATGTATAGAGATTGACCTCTATCTTTGAGTTCTTGTTTGTATAGTTCACCAAAGCTGCCAAATCAAAGGCAGTTCCTACTTCTACTTGCCCCCTTGCAGGGATACAGATTCCTACTTTATACATTTCCACCCCTTGTTCTCCAGACCTTATTGTCTGGGTCATTTAAGAATCGTCTAAAGGCATCTTTGTCAATGACTGCATAGCCACGCATTACACCTTTTTTGTTCAATTCATCAATGATGATGTCAGGGATAGTAGCGATATGATTTCTAGGGTCTAGTACATCTGTACCCCATCCTGTCTTTTCGCTTCTTTCATTGTATTTTTGTTTGTTTATGTCAATGATTTGGCTTAAATCAACCTTGGTCTCAATGATAAGACCACCATCACCGTCTGCATAAACATTCTGATTTTGTTTGAGTTTGCCTAATATAGACAAGTTGCTCTCCTAAGAAATTGAGGGTGAGTTTCCCCACCCCCAATTCTACACTAGCTATTAAGCTGCGTTCAAGTCAAACACGCCACCATGAGCTGCTTCGTTCTTAACTTCAAGAGTCAATTCAGCCAAGATTTGTGTTTTCTCGCTATCGCCAGCCTTAGCCAAGTCGTTAGTCTGGAATGGGCGAAGGTAAGCCAACGCTGCATACTCAGGGTCTAACAACAAAGCGTCACGAGTACGCATGAAGCGGTTAGGAACAATGCTGATTTGACCGAAGTCTGACTGATAAATGTCAGCACCAGCCAAGATTGTTGCTTGACCGCTTACAGGAGCTTGGTAACGAGTAGCTGCCAAACCTGTGAAAGCAGAAACAGTTTGCTTCAATGCTGGAGAAACGAACAATACTGATGGTGTACCACCAGAGCTGAACACTTCACGCACAACTTCTTTCAACATTGTTTCTGTGAAAGTACGAGTTGTATCAGCATCAACACGAGCTGAAACACCGATAGTTGTAGGGTCAGCACCAGCAGTAGTTGTACCAGCACCTACTGAAGTGTTTGTCTTGATGAAAGACAACAATGATGACATCTTGCGAGCTGTAGAAGAACCGTCACCAGCAACCTTAGCTTGGTTAGCAGTAATGATAGTCTCAATGTCACGCTTGATTTCAGCAGAGCCTTTAGCCAATTGATAAGCCTTCTCAGACTTACGACCAGCCTTGTCTACAGCTTCCAATGTGCCAGAAACTTGAACAGTCTTACCAACGATTTGTGTCAAGTTGCCATAGCGAGTTGTTGGAGACAAAGTAGCAGAAGTAGCATCAGCACCTTCAACTAAAGCGTTAGCAGTAGTTGCAGCAGCCAAGCTGTCAGTTTGCCACTCGTGGTTTACAGCAGTAGCTTTGGTCTTACCAATAGATGACATGATTGGTGTATCTGTTGGAGAGATGTTGTAGATAACATCTGTTAAATCTTCACGCTGACCAACTGCGTCATATTTTGTATATGTAGGCATTTCTTTTCCTTAAATAAATTTTTCAAATAGTTTCGCAGCATCCTGTTTCTTGCCAGATTGGCGAAGTTTCTGGAACTGCTTTTTAATTGCTTCTTGCTCTGATGTTCCCTGTGGTTGAGATGCACCAGCCTTGAGAGTCTTAGGAGCTTCTGTAACTTTCTTAGTAGCCACAGTCTTGCCCTTCATTAACTTCTCGTATTGCATAGCCTTATAAAGCGTTTGGACTGCTCTGGCATCATAAACATTCGCTAGTTCTTGGTCTGTAAAACCAATAGATTTGGCATAAGCCTTAATCTCTTTGCGAGCTATGTCTGCTTTCACTTCGTCTCTAAACTCAGGAATCCACTCCTTGAGC